TACCTGTATAGACAGAAAGCTAGTGCAGCAAACTTTTGAAAGTCTGGTGAAAGAGGTAAGAAGAGGAATTAGCCCAAGAGTTCATCTTTTACATGGAGATCTATCTGATGAGGAAGTTTCTTCCCTTTACAGACATCCGCAGATCAAAGCCTTAGTTTCCCTTACTAAGGGTGAGGGATATGGATTACCAATTCTTGAGGCTGCAGCATCATCTCTTCCTGTCATTGCAACAAATTGGTCAGGACACAAGGATTTCTTGTCTCATGGAAAGTTTATCGAAGTAGACTACAAGTTGAGCGAAATTCACAGCACAAGAGTCGATAACAGAATCTTCATGAGAGGAAGTAAGTGGGCAATTGCACAAGAAGACGACTTCAAGAGAAAGATTCTTAAGTTTAGGTCTGCATCTTCCATTCCAAAAGAATGGGCAAAAGACTTAAGTTTAAAAATTCAAGAGAAATACTCCATAGAGGCTGTAAAATCGCTGTATGAAGAAGCAACAAAAGACTTGATATGATCATTGAGTTTCTTTCAATTTTATCAATTTCACTTACGGCAATTCTCGCCGTAAGTCTTAAAAAGAACCTAGAGTTTATGGACAAATTTGATGAAATTCAAGAAACAATTCAGAATTCTCTAGAGATCCTAGAGATACAAAAGCAAAAAATTGATCAAAAGTCACGCCTAGAAGTTTTTTCAGACGAACCAGTTGTAAGAAATCTAATAAAAGACATCGTTGAATCAAAAAATGCAGTTATCAATGTGGCAAAGATACTCGATGATTCGCTAGATACAGAAACAAATGAAAGCAAAGAAGCAGAAGAATGAAAACAAATGTTTCAAAAAAGAGAAGGGAGAAAAAGAATAAGAAAATCTCCGAAGAAAATACGTCAGAGTTGTCTCAAAAGAAAGACACCAAAGAGGAGAAAGACAAGCTAAAACTCTATTTCAACTCAGACACACAAGATGCAATAGTAGCATACCAGTCTGAATTTTCAAAAAAAGAAAAAGACAAGCTGTACGTAGAAAAAATTCTTCCTGCTTTTAAGAAACTTGTTGAAAACTTAATAAACATTCATAAGTTCACGGGAATGCATGACACATATGAAGAGCTAAAAAACGATTGTGTCAATTTTCTCTTTGAAACAATTCATAAGTTCGATGCTTCTCGTGGAACAAACGCTTTCTCTTACTTTAACGTAGTTGCTAAAAATTGGCTTATCATTAAGACAAAGCAAAAGTCTCAAAGAACCAAGAAGAGTGTGAGTCTTGACGATCCACAGTCTCTTACTACGCATGAGTCTCTAATCATAGAAGAGCACAATACCATTGAGGCAAATGATTTTTTTCTTGAACCAAGTAGCACAGTCGAAAGCACTGTAGGGCTTCTCTACGAGATAAGGTCAAGAGTTAAAACAGAAAATGAATTGACTTGCATAAATGCAATAATTACAATTTTTGAGAATATTGACGAAATAGATCTTCTTAACAAGAGTGCTGTCCTCCTGTATATGAGAGAGCTTTCAGGGCTTTCTCCAAAGCAATTAACGACTGCAATGCAATCTATAAAGAGAAGATATAAAAAATCAAGATTCGACTTCAGGGACTTGTAAGTCTACGGAGGAGCTATGAAGAAAATGACCCTGGAAGAGAAAATTAAAGATTTTTCAGACCTATTGCAACAGATAGATGGCGTCACAGATAAGAAAAAGCGACTCTGGAAAGAGATTTATGAGAACGCTGTAACTGATCGTCAAAATGCATATGTTTTGTTCACTACTCTGGTCGAGATGGTACAAGACAAGAGTACAGAGCATGCCATACACGGAAAGACAATGGCGACTTATATCGAAAGAATGAGCAGAGCAAACGATCAAATAATAAAGCTTGCGGAATTGGTATCTAAGTCGGAGCAAAAGCAAGAAGAAGACATAGACCCAGAAGAAATGTTTAAAAAGATAGGTTCTTAGTAATGACGCTTAAGTCTTCGACAAAAACTAAATTTTCTGACAATCTTAGGGAGATAGCCGAGGGAAGGTTTGACACAGAGAATTACGTACCCCCTACGCATCAATCTTCGACTTTTGTTAGAATGATTGTCCTAGATGTAATCTCTGATCCCAACACAGATCTAAAGAGCGAAGACAAAAAGGTTTCTTGGCAGTCAATGGGCATCTCAAATATGAGATACGCAGATTCACTTCCAAGAAATACAATAATAGCAAAGAGGGTTGGAGAAGATGTCGACCCCATGTTTGTCTTCCCGTTTTTTCCATCGCATCTATCAATGCCTTGCAAACCAGGAGAATGCATGTGGGTCATGTTTGAAAACCCAAATGCGTCAGAAGCAGACATGGCATTTTGGTTTTGCAGGATAGTAGAGCCTCACTTTACTGATGACATTAATCACACTCACATTGGCAATTCTTTTGAGATATCAAATTCTCTTACTAAGGTAGAGAGGGTAGAAAAAGAAAAGAAGGGAGAGTCATTTCCTTCCACGTGGAGTGAATTAAGAAATGGTCCAGTGATAAGTGTAGAGGGTGAAAGAAGAACAGCAACTAGTAACATTTTTCTCAGAGGAGAAAAAGAAGACGTCTTTGAAAAGATAATAACGGAATCAAATGCATCGAAATTGATGTCTTATAGCGCTGTGCCTCGCTTCAGGAAAAGACCTGGTGATGTAGTTTTAGAAGGTACAAATAACACGCTTGTCGTTCTTGGAACAGACAGACTGGGACCGATTGAAAAAACAAAATTTGACAATGGTTCCATAGACATAGTAGCAGGAAGAGGACAAACTCCCGAGACTTCAGGTAAGGTAACTTCAACTACAAGCATAATTGATAAAGAACGGAAAGAAATAAAGAAAGAGCTTGATAAGTCGTTTGAGAGTCTACAGCCCAACGAAGGTGATCCTGACTTAACGAATGACAGAAGCAGAATCTTAGTCTCACAGAGAACTTCTGTTGATCAAAATTTTCAAGTAAAAAATTACAACGATCAATTTAAGAAGCCTGAAGTTAAAGACTCTTCGACAGGAGACGCTGCGATTGTCATCAAGTCTGACAAGATTAGAATGATAGCAAGATCTGACGTAGAGATTCTTGTAACTGGATTTGAGAGCGGTACTGCTCCTGACAAAAATGAAAGAAAAGATGAAAGCAAGGACTTAAAGAAGTGGTCTTCTATTGTCATTAAGTCAAATGGAGACATTGTCTTTACTCCGTCTGAAAAGGGTGTTATCAAGCTTGGCGGAGACGATGCAGATTTAGCTGTATTGTGCGAATCAGCGAATCCTGGATATGAAATAACAGGAGAAGTAAAAGGCACTCCCATAATCGACACGATGGGAGGGATTCAAGGTACTTCCCCCAGCGGACTTCTTAAGGGTGGAACAGGTCTGGGAACTTTTGCAAAAAAAGTTCTTATGAAGTAGTCTTGTCTCATAAAAACTTCATACGTCAAGGAGATCTGATTGATAGTTAAGTCCTATGGCGTCGTATAGCTTTAAAAGCGCAGGAAAAACAAAAGAACAGATTACAGAAGAGACCCCTGCGGTCTCTCGAGTACCTTTTGGAATTAAGACACCGCTATCTCTTGGTACAGGGGAGGGAATCCTCTCCATGAACTATAGCCTTTCAGATCAATTTGCAGATAACTTGCGAAATTTGCTGCTGACAAATTGGGGAGAGCGACTCGGTCTTTATGATTTTGGAGCTAACTTAAAGCCCTTGACGTCAGAATTTGTCTCTCAAGACTCGTTTGACAATGAGGCTATAGAGAAAATTAGAAGTGCTGTACAGAAATGGATGCCCTTCATAGATCTTGAAGATTTTTCTTCAGTCGTGGACAGGAACGAAAATAAAAATACAGCAATTATAAAGATTACAATCACGTATAACATTCCTGCGCTAGAGGTGACAAAAAAGTCACTTCAAATTGTGCTATATGTTATGTGATGTTTTGTTTATTTATTATCGGACAATAAAATGGCAATCAACGACAACAAAACTGCACTTAAGTCTGTAAGACAAAGAAATTATCTGGCAAGAGACTTTGACGGATTTAGGACTGTCTTGTTGGATTATGCAAAGCAATACTATCCAGATAGAATTCAAGACTTTTCTGAATCTTCGCTAGGTGGTCTCTTGCTAGACATGGCTGCTTATGTTGGAGACAACATGTCTTTCTATCTCGATCATCTTTACGGAGAGTTACACAACGACACAGTCGTTGAAACCGTTAACATCGAGCGTGCACTGAGAAACGCAGGCGTGCCAATTGTAGGTGCATCTTCCGCAATTGCAACGGTAGATTTCTACATAGAAGTACCCGTCTTAAACGATGGCTCCCTAAGACCAGACCCGAATCTTTTACCAACCATTACAGCTGGAGCCATTATCGGATCAGACAACGGTGTAGAATTCACGCTCCTTGAAGACGTACAATTTTGGTACGTGGACCCAGTATCAAGTGAAATCTCCGTAAATTCTTCTGTTGAAGTAGTAAATGGCAGAAGAATAAACGGTGAAGTTGTATCGAAAATACTGAAGAAATCAGGAGTCTGCACTTCAGGAGCTCAAGCAACTGATACATTCTCCATTGGAGACTTCGTGCAATTTAGAAAATTGTCTCTGAATAACACGAACGTAACTCAAATAATGTCAGTCGTAGATGCTCTTGGAAACACTTATTACGAAGTAGGAAATTTAACTCACGACGTCGTCTACAAAAACGTCCTGAACAATACGACAAATTCAAACACTCTGTCTCTAGTAAAAGACAATCTAAAGGCAATTCCTGCACCATATAGGTTTGCTAAAGAAGTTACTTTAAGGGACAGAAGAACAACTCTTATTTTCGGAGGAGGAACTGCTGATAATCTTGAAGACGACGTAATTCCTGATCCGTCTGAATTTTCAATCCCGCTGCCGTATTCTCAAATGTTCTCTAGAGTACCAGTAAATCCACAAAAATTACTACAGACTTCAACGCTTGGAGTAGCTGCAGCAAACACGACCTTGACTGTTACGTATCGTTATGGTGGTGGTCTTTCTCACAATGTTCCTGCAAACACAATAAGAAACATTACGAACATATCAATTTCGTTTCCTAACAATCCTACGCCTGGTCAGCAAGCACAAATTAGAGGCTCTATAGAGGCTTCAAATCCAAGCCCAGCTTCTGGAGGCGAAGATGCTCCTACAGCAGAAGAATTGCTTGCTCTCGTTCCTACGATCAGGAATTCACAAGAAAGAATTGTTACAAAAGAAGATCTGATTTCAAGAGTCTATACAATGCCAAGCAATTTTGGCAGAGTCTTCAGGGCATCAATAGTAAAAAATCCCAACAACCCCATGGCCTCGAGGCTCTTTATAATATCAAGAAACACAGAGAATCAACTGATAACATCTCCGGACGATCTGAAGATAAATCTAAAGAGGTACTTAAGTTCTTACAGAATGATATCAGACGCAATCGACGTAATGGACGCAGGAATAATAAACCTCGAAATATTCTTCCAGATAGTCGTAGATCCTTCACTCAACAAGCAACTTGTATTGCAAAGCATAATATCTGACTTGAAGTCACAGTTCTCCATAACGAATTTTCACATAGGGCAACCCATAGTCATATCAGACATAATATCAACAATTTTTTCAAAGAGTGGTGTTATCTCTGTAGACTCAATTAAGATCAATAACCTATATGGTTCAGTCAAGAACAGGCAGTACTCACCTGTAGCATTTGACGTTCAACTCAACACAAAGAATCAAATAATTTACCCGCCTGAGGGAACCATATTCGAGATAAAGTACCCAGACGTTAACATCATCGGCAAATGCGTCACCAACCTTTGATAGGAAGAAATAATGATTAAAATAGTCAAAGCAGACAAAGACGCCTACATTACCAACAAGGTAATTCGCGGTGAAAGAAAGAATAACTCGAATACAGGCGGTTCTGGTACGCTCGATCTATTCAAGATTTACGGAGCATCTTTTTCTGGTTCGTCACCCAACACAGAGCTGTCAAGGATTCTGATACATTTCGACCTATCAGAAATTAAGAAGCTTGTTGGTCAAGGAAAAGTAGATTTCGGAGACGACAGTTTTTGGTGCAAATTGCACCTAAAAGATGTATACGGTGGACAAACAACTCCTGTCAACTTTGATGTGAGCGTATTTCCGCTTTCGGCTTCTTTTTCAGAAGGCGTCGGTAAAGACATTACATACTTTTCTGACTACGATGTATGCAACTGGTTGTCTGCATCTTCAGACACTGTCTGGTTGTCTCCCGGATGCGGACTTGGCGTAGATTCGTCAGATCAAGGTGATTACATAACAAGCTCTTTGAGTCTTGCATCTACAGAAGTTGTTCAAAGATTTGTAGACGGATCAGAAGATCTTGTAGTAGATGTCACGTCTATCGTGTCAGCAACGTTATCAGGAGAGTTACCCGACAGCGGTCTTAGAATAAGTTTTAAAAATTCTCTTGAAGACAATGGACAGACTTATTTCGTAAAAAGATTTGCATCTAGGAGTGCTTATAGTGAGCTAAAAAGACCAAAACTTGTTTTTGGATTCGACGATTCTGTCTCAGATGACACACAGAACTTAACTTTCGATACAGACTGCAGAATAAATCTTTACAGCTACGCTGGTAGTGATCTGTCAAACATACTTTCGGGAAGCTCCTTAGCACAGATAACAGGTAGCAACTGTTTGATATTAAGGTTATTGACTGAAATTTCTGGTGGTGTTTACGAGACCCAATTTAACGGTTCTCAATTATCTCTCGGATCAAATCCTGTAACAGGAACTTACACAGCGACAGTTAACTTAGCCTCGTCAGACCCATCACTAAAGCTAAAGATAGCAAACTCCAGCTCAATAGAATTTACTCCTATATGGTCTTCTATTGATGGATCTGTGGGATATCTCACTGGCAGCAAGATCTATTTCGAAATGCCTGCAAGGGGATCTTCTAGAGATATAAAAAAGTTTGTTGTGACAATTACAGATCTAAAAGATTCTTATTTTTTGGATGAAGAAGCGGACGTTAGGGTTAACATTTTTGACGAATCAAACCCAAAGATAAAGCTTTCAAGACTTCCCGTGGAGTCACCGCGGTCTGTGATCAGGGACACTTTTTACCAGATACGTGATGCAGTTTCTGATGAAGTAGTGATACCATTTGACGAAACAAAAAATTCAACTAAAGTATCAAGTGATTCCTCAGGAATGTTTTTCAAACTTGACATGTCGAACCTTTCTCAAGGCAGAACCTACAAGATTGATATAATGATATCACACAATGGAGCGAAGAGCGTGTTTAAAGACGTATCAGGAGTCTTCAGAATAGAAAAAAGACTAAACACATGAGGAGACAAAAATGACCACACGCTCTAACTCTCCTTTTGTTCCGTCTTTTATAAGAAATTCAATAAAAGAATCTAAGCCAATACAGCTGACGTATTCTGATTTTAATCTCTCGGACTCTAACAGTGAAAGTCAAGACTCTTTTAAATACGATCCATTAGACTACCCACTAAAAAGTACGCAGCAATTAAATCTTGACTGGTCTAAATTCGAAAATCATACTTTTTTCTCATCTGCAGAAGTTAAAGTCAACGAAGCTTTCAACAAAATAATTAACGGCTATCCGTTTGACGGAACCAAAAAGGAAGTAGAAGAATTTCTTGATTCTCTGACGGGATACGAGAAGTGGGTTTTCGATTCTTTTCCAAGCTGGTCAGGAGCTCTTCATTTTTCCGGTACACAGGTCGGAGAAGTACCATCAGAAACAAGCGGAAACTGGATATCTGTAAAAGATAAGTCTGGTACCCTTTACCCAGACCTTGCGAAAAATAAAAAGGGAGATCCCGTGTTGAATCCGGGGGATGAAGATTCTTTGTCAATAGAAGTTCTTCTATTTTTACCCACAATTACGAACGATACGCAGGTTGTCTTTCAAAAGTCTTCTTCTGCAGTTGATGGTTTTACTTTTTACCTTGAGCCTTCTACGTCAACTGATTCGACAAAAGCTGTCTTTTGTGTGTCCTCCGGATCCGTAAGAAACAGTGTTTCTACCTCACTCGTGAAAGGAAGATACAATCACTTGTGTCTAGTCCTAAACAAGCAAGACGCAAGAGATCACAGACTTCAGTTTTTCGTAAATGAGAAGCTTGAGTCACAAAGTGAAAATCTTTTGAAAATTCAAAAGATGAACATCGACGACGCTTATTTCTTGATTGGTTCTGGTAGCTCTTTTTATTCAGGATCGTCTCTCGTTACGCCAACGCAAACATTAAGCGGAACTCTAGACGAGTTAAGACTGTTTCATTCCGTTAGAGATGAAAAGACCCAAATGATGTTTTCTTCAATGGGACTGTACTCTACACCTGATCTAAAGCTTTACTATAGATTTAACGAGCCGGGAGGGTCGCTTTCTCTAAATGGTAACTCATCAATAGACTCAATAGTACTAGACAGCTCCGGCAATTCTTTGCATTCAAACATAAATAATTTCAATCCAGCGCTGAGAATAAACGCAGCGGAAGATGAAAATAACCTTTTAGTCAACGAGAGAAAAGATTTTCAAAAAATTCTATTCCCTGCCTATTCAGAAATACTTTCTTTCAACTCACAGCTGCTAGTCTCAGCAAGCAACTTTGATAGAAATAATCCAAACAACATCATCAAATTAATACCGCAACATTACCTCTTAGAGGGCGCCTCCCAAGACGGATTTGAAAACGTAGAAGGAAATGGTGGAAATCCTTATGGGGGAGAAGGAATACCTGGCCAAGGCAAGCGAGGCTCTGTACAGATAATTCTGTCGTTTCTCTATATTTGGGCCAAGTTTTTTGATGAAATAAAGACTTACATCGATGCATTTGTGACGTTAAAGACTGTTAGTTATGACGACGAAGCAAGCATTCCTGACAACTTCTTGGAGGACATGGTCAGACACTATGGCTTCTATCTCCCCAAATTTTTCAATAACGCCACAGTAGAACAATTTGCGGAAGGACAATCGATTGAAGGACTGACAAATTTTGAGACGCCCCTCAAGAAGATACAATCAATACTTCTGAGAAGAGTGCTAATAAACATGCCTGACATCATTAAGTCTAAGGGCACTCAGCACAGTATTAAGTCTTTCCTGAGATCTGTCGGAATAGATCCTGACAATAGCTTGAGAATAAGAGAATATGGTGGGCCATCAATAAAGCAGATATCCTCTGCCAGAGAGAAGAGGATAGAGTCGTCTGCAATGGTAGAATTTCTGACGTCTTCTCTTGTCACGACAGCGCCATTGTCCGCCTCAAGAATCGAACCAGGATTCCCATCTCCTGTTGGAAGTTTTTATCTGGGAAGTGATGGAAAAAACGCAGGTACTAACTACGGGTGGGATGGATTGTTAACATCTGGTTCTTGGAACCTTGAAGGTGTGTTTAAAGTGCCACCTCAAAATCTAACAAATGCTGCTAATGTAGAAGGACAATCTCTCTTTAGAATGATTGTGACAGGTAGCAATCCTGCTTCGCAAGTTGGTCTCATAGCAAACGTAGTTGCTACACAACACTCTGAATATCCACATCAACCCGCTAGAGTAAATGCATATATCAGACCTGGAATGTCTTCAGGGTCACCTCTCTTGACATTAAGTGTCGACATGAAAGGAAAAGGTTTGTTCGATGGAGACATATGGAATGTTTCTCTTGGATGCACTAGAAACGATGAAATATCATCTAATGTTTCTTCTTCATACTACTTGAGAGTAGGAAAATGTGAATCCGGAGATCTCTCCGAAACATATGTTGCATCATCCTACTTTTACGAGCAGAATTCTGGTGAAGGAAATGCATTTAGATCGGGATCTCTTAGTTACAATTCCCGAGGCGCTATGGTGTCGATAGGTACAAATCAAAACATACCAAGCGGAATTAGTTACTTATTCTTAAATAACACGCTAGAAGTTGATGACATAGCGAGGACAACACAGTTCTTGGGAAGAGCTGCAAATCTTAGATTCTGGTCGAAATCTATGACAACAGAAGAGTGGAAGGAGCACGTAAGAAATCCCAAGTCTGTGGGTGTCGAAGATCCCTTCATAAACTACAACTTCACGTCGCGTCTGTCAGGCTCATTCCAGAAGCTTAGAATGGACACGCTACAGAAGCAACCTGAGAAAAATACAGATAGTCTTGGAAACATACAGTTCCTGGACTTTAGTAAAAATAATCTAACAGCTTCTGGTACAGGCTACGAGCCTGGTGAGAGAGCTCTCGTTGGTGAGATATTCAACTACTCTTATCTCTCTCCCTTCTTTGATGAGGCTGCCACAGAAGACAAGATAAGAATAAGAAGCTTCGAAGACAGCAGTCTTCTAGAAGAAAATCCTTGGGCTTTGCCTGCACCTACCTATCTCAGTGCTGAGAGGTTCTTGCAAGAAGAACCGCAAGACGATCTAAGACTATCAATTGAGTTTTCGATGGTTGACTCCCTCGACAAAGACATAATTTCGATGTTCTCGTCGTTCGACGTATTGAACGACGCTCTTGGATCACCTGAACTAATGTTCTCTCCTGACTACCCAGATCTAGAGCGCCTCAGAGATGTCTACTTCAATAGACTCTCAGGAAAGCCCGACTTTAGAAAGTTTCTTGAGTTCTACAGGTGGTTTGATGTGTCAATCTCTTCTTTCATTGAGCAGTTGATTCCGAGCAAAACTCTCTATAAGGGTACGAACTACGTTGTTGAGTCTCACATGCTTGAAAGACACAAGAACATCTATAGACACAGTGACAACTACCTCGGACAAAGGCAGACTATAGAAGACAGCTTGCTTGTTCAGCAAATTGTCGGAAAGTTGAAGAAGTACTGAATTATGCCGCAGCAAGCAAGAAAAATAGACTTCATTAACATCGATAGTGAAGGAAATTACTTTGACACAAAAGAACAGATACGGACGAGGAGAGCTAACTACTTTGTAGAGACAACTTCGGCTTCTCGTTTGTCTGGATCGAATTCTGTAGCTGGACTCATGTCAAGAAAAAGAATCATTAAAGACGACAACGTCTTTAATTCAGATTCTTACCTGACAAGCTCAGTAGCAGTAGATTCTAGCGGTAATCAAAGAAAGATTCTTTCTTCTGCTAATGACTATCTTGTTTCTTCAAGCATCGATTCTTATAGAAACGGTGTAGAAATAACACAGGAAAAGCACTGGACAGCAGGTGTGGCAAAGATAACGGCAGGCACACCAGGTCATTTATACGAGTCTCTCAGATTCGGTTATTCTGACTTAGACATACTGGGACCAGACACTTATTACGAGATAGAAGTATTTAACCCTGTTGCTTATGTCAAATCGTCTCAGGATTTCTCATATCCCATAATAACTTCTAACAGTAACGAAGCAGAAAATCACGTTCTAAACGGAATAATCGAACCTTTTCCAATCAGGCCTGTAATAGCGAATTTTTCAATAAACTTTCCTTTTGAGCCTCATTCAACAAAAGGACAATTTGGAAATGGTAACATAAACTGGAGGAATTCTTCCGATTCTGTAGTTTCTGTAGAAGAGTTTGATAGGACAAGAAAGAATTACGCTTTCTTTCTTGACGCGTCTGACGTAAAAAAATTAAGCACTGGTAACGGATCCGTCGGAGTAGGTCCTGCAGAAGGATATTTCAACATGGACGAGAATCCTGCGTCCTTCTTTGAAGATAAAATTTATCCAAGAGGCGAAGAGTCAAATTCAACGTACACGGCAGACATGGAATCTGTGCTTGAGAGTCTACCTCCGGGCGGCACTACGTATGTTACAGCAAGAGAGAGATCTGTAACCTGCGGCTTTGTTTATGACCAAACTGATAGAGGAACTGATTCAATAGCATACGGTGGATACAAGAAAAGTACGTTTAGAAAACAAAATAAATCTATATTAGGCGAGAGAGACAACTCATCATTCATTTCAGCAGGATCGGAGTTTAACGATCTTAATACTATAGCTTGTAACTCGCAGCTTATAGAATATCCTTCCATGATACCTTCTACTCTATTGACTTCTTCTGTTGGTTTGATGTCAAGATCGGCTTCAGAAATATGCAGCCCGGGAGGCATAAGAGTAGAGAGAACAATCAGACCCGGTATGTTTGATTCTTCTCTAAAAGATAGTATTATTCTAAGCGAAAGATTGATGAATTCATGAAGCCTTTTTCTGAGGACGCAAGATTTGAACAAGGAAACAATAACGATCCTTTCTATGCAACAGGATCTATTGCTTCAATAGGTGAGACACCAGGAAGCTTTTCAGCAAATCTCTCCAGCAAAGAACAAATAAGAATAGCATTTGCTGTAAAAAATAGAACGCAAATGCTTCCAAACAGCAGCAGTTTATACTATTTCAATGCGTCTACTGGGCAATGGAACATACCGAACACTTCTCTAAAAGATCACGTTGGCCCTTTTGGAAATGTAAGCATTAGAACAGCACTTACAAATGGTTCCACATTCATAGAAGATGCAATAGGATTTGACTGTCTTGGGAATGCAGTTGTATCAGGTAGTCTTTCAATACAGAGAAATATGTACCCAGATGGTTACGCTCAGAAGATAGAAGATAATTTTGGATACATAGGACCAACGCTCTCTAGGGACAAGCAAAGTGAATACATGTCCAGAGACTTTCCAAAAAGTGTTCAACGTAATTCTTCTTACGAAGCGTCTTCTTCAGAAACCTTCACAATACCCGTACAAGATCCTTTTCTAATAGAAAAAGTAGTTTTTGAATTACCAATTTGTCTTGGAAGCGGATGGTTTTACGACAAGACAAGTCTAAATTTTGCAACATCTTCTGGTGGTGATTTGACAAAAAATGGAGGTTCCGTAGGTGGCGGAGTTACTGAAATTTTTCTAGTAGATCAAGGTGGACCTGGTATTACACTCTCTCTATTCTGCCAAAAGAATTACGGAACAGGATCAATAAGAGACTTAATATGTCACAGCATGATAACTCATGAAGAAGACACAAACAGAGAGGTAATTTTAGCTCCAATTATGTCAGGAGGTTATTCTCCTTCTCCTTACAAATTTCTGCTTTGGTCTCTCGGAAGAAACGGCGTAGACACAGACGAGGTAGATTGTTTAGTAAAACCCGAGAAAAACGGCACAAAAAGATTCTTTACGGGCAGCATCCAGGTAAAATCGGAGGCATCCATATCTAACGGTATTTATACATTTTCAGCAGACTCAATAATAAATCCAGGATCTTCACAGCTCATCTCTTGGATTAACAGTAAAATTTCACAGGACTATTACAAGCCTTATTCTACTGTATTGACAGGGATTGACTCCTTTGGCAGGGGAATGTCTGGATTTTCTCCGAGCGGTGGTTCTATATTTGGAAGAGAATATACGACAGATCAAAGCAATCTAAGAAAAGATGGTCTCCAGAAAAACGATCTCTACATTTCTAATGAATCAGAAAGGCAGTCTACAATTTCAGCATTAAGCTCTTTTGCCAATCACACACCAAATACAGCGATCAGTATCGCTAAGAGCTATTTTGCATCAAGTAGACCCTCTCCCTATCTAATCTACCCAGGAGAAAGACTAGTTCTTGCCGTAAGCAAGACAAGACCCGCTTTCAAAAATCTAAAGATCGACATCAATACAACGACAAATCCAGACGCTGAAACAAAGGGGATAGGAACTCTTCTTTCCTCTTCATATATTAATTCAATACCATGCACAACAAGCTTGAATGGACATGACGTTCAGTTAAACACCGGTTCCATAAACATAACTTTCTACGGCTCATATGTAAGAGCAGGAAACAGCTACACCCCATGAGCAGCGAAAAATTCTTCACTGACGTCATTAAGGACGTAATAGGAAATGAACCTGTATTAGATCAGTTTGACACATTTTACGAAGCATCGTTCTACGGAACGATGCAAGATGATTACATAACGGGTTCAATTTTAAAGTCTACAAAGATAGGAACAAAAACTGTTCTTACTGAGGGACTTCGTGGAAGATACTTTAGTAAATTTTTTTCAAATTCTGCAACTCAGCCTGAATACGCAGAGGGAACTGCAGCTCTTTTAGAAAATCCTTTCCTTTCGAGCAGAATAACACCTGGAAATGAAAAAGTTTCAAGAACGGCATATAGAATTTCGCAAGCCTTTGACAAAAATGAAAGATATTATGATTCATGTCTACCAGACGTGAATGCTTGTCTTAGGGTAGATAGTTCAGAAGTATGGACGCTTAATAGAAGCAAGACGCAAAGATTCCTAAGCCCCTATGAAAACTTCGTGACTTCTTCTGTCGGGTATCTTTTCTTTAATTACTACACAACAAGTAGAGATCAAGAAGATCTTGATTTTGATTCTACTACAAACAATACGTGGACTTGGTCCTATCCTTATGAAAATAAATACTCTCCCAACAACAGGCTGTTAAATTTCAAAAAAAATATGGGAGTTGATTTTTCATCGATAGAAGTAGACTATGTCTTAAGTTGTTCATATCCCAGGGCGCTACAGAATAGCGTAGACTTAGAGAGATTTTCTAAGTCTCATGTGCCGACTTCTATAATTGAAAAGAACAGAAAGCCCGTTGAAAGATTTGTACCTCTTCTTCCAGGTTTTATTGATCCAAGCGAACTCCCAGCAAATGCCCGTAACAGCCTTAGAAAATTTGTAACTGTAACTTCAGGATCACAGAAGCACAATATAAGATTTGAATCTTCAAGTTCCCTTGGAGATACACCCGACGGCGGTTACTGCGTTATGATTCCGTGCGATGTAGACTTTTCAAAAAAAGTTTCCCACGATTATCTTACTTCGTATAGCAGTCTAAAATTAACAAAGAATTTAGCAGCGGAATTTCTAACGTCTTCAATTAGCTCTTCAGACACAATTAAGTTTCTTTTTGGATTCGGAGATGTCAATAATTTGACCTATGGAGACTTTGTATTAGACGACTCCGCGATCTCAGGAAGCTTAACAGACTTTACTGTCGGAAAATCAACGGGAAAAACAGAATCAGAGTGGTATAAAGATTTAAATAATAGTAATCTAATAGTATCCTGGTCTAATGCACCAAGTCCTTATTGGTCATGGAAAAGACAGCAAAAATCAGGAAGTGCAAATATTTCTTCTAATAACTACTACTACTTGTCATCAAGCACGCCGGGTGATGACGGACTTTATTGGTTTCCTTCATCGTACACAGACCAGTACGCATTAGTTTCAGAAACTTATACAGGATTTTCAGGCAATCCAGGAATGCTAGCAGACGATTTTTCCATTGCGTCTGTTGACGTAACTTCTTCTTTTCCGTGGCATTTTAGCTACGAAAGAGGTGTAGCTGCTGATTATCTAGCATCTCTTACCGTAGTCTTTTCAGGTGTTCCCGGGGTTCCTACGCATCAAAACAGCGTAGACGCTTATAATATGCCCACATACAATCCGTTAGGATCAGTTATCGTGCTGGATTCTGTCGTAGGAACAGCCGTAGAAGTGGGATCTAAAGCTCAGGGATTTATGAGTAAGTACGATTCAAAAGAAAATGGATTTTTGGGTGCAAATTATTCAGGTCTTTACAACAACGAAGCAAAAGGTTACCTCTTCGAACCCGGAGAATATAGAATTTCTTTTATATTTGGATCTATTTTGCACGGAATTCTTGGATCGTCACCACTGCAACCGTACGTTGCAGCCATTAAAAATTTCAAAGTTACACAATTAACCTCGATAAAACCAGACTACAAAGGAAAAAAGATTGGTGGTAACAACTATCCACGATATAAAAAGAAGATAGTTGACAATAGATTTGACCCAGCATTTCTTAGCAGTCCTTATGATGAAAATGCAATTTTTTCAAATGCTAGCCTTGTGACAGGATCTTCTTCGATATATGAATCACACATACTGTGTGTATCTCCCGAGATAAGAGGCTGGAAGTACGGTCTTTACAGCGGATTTCCCACTAACACAAGGGCAATATTTAGAAGAGACAAATTCGGTCAATTTAGAGACATGCTTGAGCAAAGACAGTATACAAAATTTGTCAATGTATCTTTTGATTCAAACGATCAAGTGGTTGACTTTGATCAAGAAAATTATTTGTTAAAAAATAACAATTTTGAAAACTTGGGACCCTCTGTAGCAGAAGTAAACTTCGTTCGTCAAAGATACAAGAAAGACGAAAGAGGGATAGGTTACATCTACAACGAAAAAGTCGATCCACGCCTCACGATATCACAAAACCTAAGTCCCGAGGTCACTTCGTCTGTTCCTTACTTCGACGGAGAAGCAAAACTGAGACAAGAAGAAGACCTCTTATTAATTACTGATGCAACTCTCACATCGTTGCAATTCGGACCGAACGGACTGACGGTAACTTGATATGGCGATAAACAAAAAACCAAATGATGTAATCGTTTTTGCCTCAGAAAACGGAAGTATAAAGAGGACTGTACTTACAACGGATGTTCAGGTCGGAACTGCAGGATCAGAGTCTGAACTTCAAATAACCGGTGACATCACGCTCAGCACCAAGTCAATCAGTGCAACCCCGGGTGGTTCTTATAGCGTCGGTAAAGCCTCGACAATCTTGGACATTTCTATCAAGAACGGATCGGGAAGCGTCACAATCGTACTACCCAGCAGTCCACGTGAAGGAACGATTTATTACATAAAAGACTCTCAGGGTAAATGTTCTTCAAATAACATCATTTTAAAAGGACACAGTAATTCAGTCCTAATAAATGGATCCCAAACCAAGATTCTCTCCAACAACTATGACAGCGTAGCTGTCGCATGGGTGGGAGGAAAATGGATAACGTTGAGCGAACAAACAGGCGGCGGCGGAGGCGGCGCGACAGGGCCCACAGGACCAACGGGTCCTACAGGCGCAACAGGAGCAACAGGCTCCTCCGGAAGTCCAGGCGCTGCAGGGCCAACCGGTGCAACAGGGGCAACTGGACCTGCTGGTCTTACGGGCGCAACAGGAGCAACAGGCGCTACAGGAAGTACCGGGCCTATAGGTGGGTCAGACACACAAGTTGTCTTCAACGATGGCGGGGTAGCCGCAGGTTCTTCCGGTCTTACTTACAACAAAACGACGCAGGCGCTCACAGGAACTTACGTTGTTGCTGCTACGGGATTTTCAGGATCTTTAACGAAACTCACAGACGGAACTTCATATCTTGTTGCCGGCAACAACATCGGAATAGTCTCCGGAGCAAACGGCTCAGTTACTATATCGAACATCGCGCCCCGGTTTTATCAGTGGAGTGAACTTTCACCATCTCCTTCACTAAACACGACAGCGTCCATTTCAATAGCAGGTGCGCTAGGTTCTTCCTACAACGTTACGAATGTCGGATCTGACGTCTTCTTCTTTGTAAGCGGTTCTATAACAGGGTCTGGTTCTAATTCGAAGAAATCTGTCTTCGGAGGTGATGTTTCTGTCAGTGGCTCTCTTGAGATGTTTGGAGACGTCCTAGAGGTCAGCGGTACGATCGTCGCGACAGAAGGAATTAGTGGTTCTCTCACAAGACTTTCGGATGGAACTTCCTATCTCATAGCCGGAAATAATATTGGAATATCTTCGGCATCTAACGGTTCTGTCACAATAAGCACGACTGCAACGGCAAATCAAGACTTCTTCTTCAGCACAACGCCTGGGTCGATTTACACTACCGGCTCTGTTGCATTTATAGGAAATCAAGTCGGAGTAGATTCTCCCTATGACATAGGAGCACACGTAAACTTCTACGTTTCAGGAACGAGGACTTCAACAGGCGCAGATGATCCATCGATAGTTTTCAGAGGAGACACTTTCGTATCTGGTGCATTTGGTGTTTCGGATTACGTACAGATGAAGCCAGTTGGAGCCCTCAGAATTCCAACAAACACTACAGCGTCGTACATCTATACTTCGGGATCCACAAATGACATCTATTTCACTCAGTATCAGCCGGGAACAGGATTCACAAACACGACACGTCTCAGGTGGCTTGAAGGTGAGCTAGCTACAGGACTTCTTAACGGAGGTGTCCTCTCAACCACAGTCGGATCAACAACTTTCAACATCACAGCCGGTGCAGGTATAATAGTAACGTACAACGCCTCTACTACGTCGGATCCATACCCTACAATCAAATACGTTGAGTGGCCAACGAGGTCTTCAATATCTCTCACCTACAGCGGATCTGCTCAAATAACGTATGTTGGTATAAACTCGTCCGGCGGTGTAATTCAGCAGACATCGCCCTTCTATGGGAACGATTTTTCAGACAGAATAGCGATCGGGCGAGTCTTGCACCAGACGGGTAGCGTCACGAATGGAACGATTACTGCCCCTGTTGTTGCATATGCAAACACTTTTACTAACGAGCAATTTCACAGAGCTTTCGGTCCACTCAAGGTGTCTGGTCACGTACTGTCAAACAGCGGTTCCAACTTGTCGATCGCGAAGACGGCAGGCGTTTCATACGTTCCAGGAAGAAATTACACCTCTAATCCTGATTCTCCCAATTTGGTTCTTCCCGCAACAGACCCTGCGCCTACAACCTGCAAGATATTCAGAGAATATCTGAGCGGTTCAACACCAGTTATTGACACCGGGATAGCGAATGCTGGTTATTCTGTAATAGACCCAACATTTTATAACAATAACGGAACCTTAAGCACTGTTGCTGCCGGACAATTCACAATTCAACGTGTTTATTGGTATCCAAATTCTGTAAACAAAGCCCTTTACGTCTATTACGGAAACAACACGTACGCAACTCTTGACCTTGCAGAGGCGGGTCTCGCGACAGAAATATTCACAGAGGGAGACAACACTCTAGAAGCTGCAATATATGTCGGAGCTGTCCTCGTAAAAGGTAATGCAAATGATCTATCAAACACGTCGCAAGCTCGATTTGTTCAAGGCGGTCTTTTTAGAGGCTCTGGCATAGGCGGCGGTGGAGCTGGAATTGGAGCAACTGTTCCTGGGGGTCTCGACACATACGTCCAATTCAACGACGGAGGATCAACATTTGGCGGAGAGGCCGGTCTAACTTATAACAAGACGACCGACACTCTAACGATAGGTAACGTTTCGATAGGAGACTCAGGGCTTCTTTCGACCACAGGCACGTCTGTCTCAGTGTTCAATACGGCGGCAACTACAGTTAATTTTGCCGGTGCTGCGACGTCTCTAAACATTGGAACAGCCGCAGGAGTCAATGTTATCTCAGGAACCATAAAGGCACCTCAGGGTCTTAGCGGTTCTCTCACAAAGCTCACAGATGGAACTTCGTACCTCATTGCAGGAACTAACATCACGATCGCAACGGGCTCCAACGGATCCGTTAACATCTCATCTCCTAGCACCGTAACGGGAACGGGAACCACAGGATACGTCCCAGTGTTCACAGACGCCGGATCCATTGGAAACTCCTCCACCATCTACAATGCAGGCGGAGCTGTTGGCATCGGAACCACTGTGCTCAACGGAAACGCCCTCTCCGTCCTAGGAACAACTGCTCTCACAGGCTCCTTCCTACCAGGCCTCAGCCTCACTTACGATCTGGGATCGTCAACTGCCGCGTGGCGAGATGTGTACGCTCGCACCGGTTCCTTCTCGGGAGATCTAAGCGTATCTGGCGATCTCCGGGTGCTGGGAACTTCCTCCATCATCAACTCTGAGGTGGTGAACATCAAGGACAATGCCATCCTTCTCAATGCCGGTCCAGCCCCGCTCAGCTTCGGAGGAATATACGTAGCTGACACGACGGCAGGTACCACGGGATCAATGATCTGGGACACCGTCACAGACAGATGGAAGGCAGGTTACGTCGGAAACGAGATCAACCTTGTCACCACGGGATCGACAGATAATCTCTTTAATAAGACGATACCGATATCGGGAGTTTCTTCTAACACAATTTCTGGCGGTACGCAGGGCGGCGTAGGATACTTCAACACGTCTGGGTACCTCTCTTCTTCTGCTGCCGGTACTTCAGGTCAGATTCTTCGATCCGCAGGCACTTCTTCGCCTACATGGATCGACTTTGGATTACTCGTTAGCGGTAGCAGTGTCATCACGGGCAGCGGAACCGCAAACTACCACGTAAAGTTCACGAGTGGAAATGCCATAGCAAATAGTCTTGTATACGATGATGGCACCTCCGTCGGCGTGAACAACACATCACCTTCGGCCACTCTTCATGTGGGCAACAACGATTCAGCAACTCTTTTGCTGAATGGAGCTTCAAAGCTTTTATTCAGAGATTCCGGAACTTACATGCAGGAATTAAGCGGTCTGCAGTTGGAATCTGGTGTCGGAAGAGTCATAGCACTCAGAACATCAAACTCAGAGAGAGTGAGGATCGATACAAGCGGAAATGTTGGAATCGGTACGAGTACTTACAGTTCGAGGCTCTACATTTCAGGATCTTCATCTTCGACGTCGCCTGTGGTAACGATCAGAGAAGGTGTAGCTGCGTCCTCGACGGCAGTAGGCGTACTTGATGCACAGAGCTATACAGGATCTTCACTGCTTTTTGTGAGTGGCAGTGGGTTCGTCGGAATTGGTACAAACACTCAAAACGGAACTTCGGCTGGCAGCATTCTGCACGTCTCAAGTAGCCTAACAGGCAACGCAAATTCTCAACTGATAGTAGGTGCACAGTTCTTCGGAACTTCTATAAACCTGTACAGAGGATTCACGCAGGTATTCCAGCTCGCAGATGGCACAGAGTCCATGAGAATAGCTTTCAACGGTAACGTTGGAATTGGAACGGCTTCTGGCATCAATAGCAAACTGGTAGTAAATGGTTCTTTGTCTGTGACAGGGTCAATACTTCCAGGATCAGATAACGCCTATATGCTGGGATCATCTTCTGCAAGATGGTCCAATATGGTGTCTACTTCTATCAGCGGATCTCTCACGAGACTCAGTGACGGAACATCATATATTGTAGCAGGTAACAACGTAACAGTTGCGACAGGATCAAACGGATCGATAACAGTTTCTGCTCCGAATCTCGCTTCTTCTACAGCGGCTTTTGTTACAATAGGCAACGATTCTACGCTCACAAATGAGAGGGCTCTAGCTGCAGGAACGGGATTAAATCTTGTTGATGGTGGATCTAACAGTAGCGTTACGCTGGGAATAAATGATTCTGTTGTAGCGACAATAAGCGGATCTACATTTGCAGGTGCTGTCAAGTTCAATCAGGGTCTCAGCGGATCTTTAACAAAGTTAAGCGATGGAACATCGTACTTAATTGCCGGATCTAACATGACAGTTGTCACAGGCGCAAATGGCGCTGTGACTTTGTCTGCTCCAAATCTTGCTCCGTCCACCTCGGCATTCGTCACAATAGGAAACGATTCAAATCTTTCGAATGAGAGATCTCTCGCGTCCGGAACAGGCTTGATCCTCACAGACGGAGGTGCAAATAACAGCGTAACTCTTGCAATAAACGATTCTATCGTTGCCACGATTAGCGGATCGACCTTCACGGGAGCTGCTAAATTTAACGCCGGTCTGAGCGGATCTCTTACCCAGCTCACGAACGGCATATCGTACCTAGTTGCAGGCTCCAATGTCGCAATTACGACCGGATCGAACGGTCAGGTTACGATAGCGTCTTCGTCGCCTTCGGGAACAGTTACGGGAACGGGTACCACCAACTTCCTTACAAAGTGGACAGGAACTTCGACAATAGGGGATAGCGTTCTGTCGTCTGTTGGAAGCGAAGTGGGAGTCACAGGTTCTATACTGCCCGGAGTTGACAACACATATAATCTTGGGTCGTCTGCGAAGAGATGGAACAGCATCTATGCCTTCAACATTAGCGGTTCATTAACTGGCAGTAACGTCGTTTCAGGACAGGTTGTAGTAGCAGGAACAGGTGGAGTCCTCAGCGGTTCCAACAACTTCTGGTGGGACAACTCAAATAGCAGAGTAGGAATAGGAACAAGCAGCCTTACTGCAAATCTAACAATTTTTGGATCTACGGCAAACACTAACATCAGAATTGGTGAAGTATTTACAAACTACGTTGGAATCAACCTAAATGGCAGTACTTCTGTCAACGACTATAACATCTTGTCGAGAGCATCTGATCAAACGCTCTACATAAACAGACCTTCAGGAAATGCAATAAGGTTCAGAGAGTCCAATTCTGATCAAATTGTAATAGCTTCTGGAGGTAGCGTTGGAATTGGAACTGCAACAGCAACATCTGACAAACTTACGATCTATGCGCAAGGAAATCAAGCCAACCCGACTTCTGTTGAAATAGCATCTTCGGACGGAGCTACTTACGGAGATGCTAGACTTACTCTAAGCCAGCAGCTTGGTACAAGAGATTTAACGCTTCTTGTTGCAGGAACTGATTCTAGAACTGACGGTCTAACGGCGAACGACACATACATTTACGGATCACAGCGCCTCGGTTTGTACAGCAAGGGCAACGGATCAACAATGAATGTTGGAATCCACCTGGGATCAAATATAGGATCTAGTTACGGTGGAATCTCCTTCTTCACAGCAGCACAAAATGCAGCTGCAGCTACTAGAATGGTTGTGGACTCCACGGGAAATGTGGGTATAGGAACTACACAACCGAGTCTGCCTCTTGATGTTGCGGGATATGCCCGAGCATCGTCAGGAGTCCTCGTCGCACAAACAAACGCCGGTTACGGCTTCCATCCCGGAAGAACATCGTCGACGACGGGTGCGACAATTGGTGCGTCGTCTGGTGTGAGCTCCAACTACAACGGTCTTTTCCTGGACAATAACGCGTTCACTGGCTCACAGTCAAATGCTTCTTTCCCGTCTTGGAGAATTCTTCTCGGTGGCGGCTCATTAGAGTGGGGAACAGATGCTTTTTCAGTCGGTAGAGTTGCAGCTGGAGGCACATTCTCAACACCGTCAACTCTTTTCACGCTTAATAGCTCAGGTCATGCACTTCCTGGTACAGATGATACTCAGGATCTTGGATCATCAACAAAGAGATGGAGAAATCTCTATGCAACTTCGATATCTGGTTCGATAACAGGCAGCAATGTTTCAGCAGGTCAAGTCGTTGTAGCAGGAACAGGAGGCGCATTAAGCGGTTCCAACAACTTCTGGTGGAACAATACGACTAGGAGTGTCGGAATAGGAACTTCTTCTCCTGTTGCACTGCTAGAGGTATCGAGCAGTCTTTCAGGAAACAGGTATGCCAATCTAAGAATTGGAATTGATTTCTTGGGATTGTTTTCTGTAAACACATACGCGGCAACCAGGCAGCTCTGGTATCACGCCGATGGTACACAGAGGATGGCAATCGATGGAAACGGCGATGTTGGAATCGGAACACACATAATAAATACGGCCCGACTTCACGTGTCAGGAAGTGTTGCCTCTCAAGCAACCTTCATAGCTCAGGCTCCGCAAGAACAAACAGGTGGAGTTGCCGTTCTTGAAGTGAGCAAATCTTCTGGTGCGTCTTTGTTGTTCGTAAGCGGCAGTGGCAATGTTGGAATCGGAACTCGAACACCAGCGGAAAATCTTTCAATCCATAGATCGGGCGGGCAGGACAGAGTTGGCTTCGGGGTATCAAGTGCAGTTTCAACTATTTATCTGGGATCAAACGCAAGCACCGAAGCTTACAGGACATTAGAGTTTGATAGATCATCAGGAAAGTTTTTCTTCAAGTATGGAACGGTGGGCTCGTCTCTCTCCACGGCAACAACCATAGACGGTTCAGGAAACGTAGGAATCGGAACAACATCGCCTGGATTCAATCTCGAAGTTAACGGAACATTCGCAGCAACGACCAAGAGCTTCGTGATTGCTCACCCGACAAGACCTGGGTGGAAACTTCGGTATGGATCTCTTGAGGGACCTGAAAACGGAGTGTACGTCAGGGGAACGGGAGATTCAGAAACCATAGAGCTGCCAGAATATTGGGAACCTCTCGTCGACGAAGCTTCTATCACGGTACAAATCACGCCTATCGGAAGATGGCAGTCTCTGTTCATAGAGAGGGTGGAAAATAATCGAATTAAAGTTGGAAGAGGATGGTTAATGAAGCTATTCGGAATTAAACCTCAATTCTTCTATACAGTCACTGCGAACAGAAAAGATGTCAAATTTGAAGCTGAGTATGTTGCTTAGCAAGTTTCTTACTTCCAAGAGTTTAACTTGGTCGAACCTTGATCTCTGTCTGATAATTAGAGACTGAAATGCCGCGCGACATATTAATAGATCCTCAAAGAACAGGATCGGGAAATCCTAACATTCAGTTCAGCGGATCTGCGGGCAACCCGTTGAGACTTGAAGTGCTCAGTGAAGGATCTGTTCAATTCACTGGTGTGTCAGGATCTTTATTCAAGATATCAGATTTCCCAGTCGCCGGTGGCGGGCTAAACTCTCTTTTTCTCAGTGGAACAACTGCGATTACAGGATCATTCTTGCCTGGTGTCACAGATCTTTATGATCTCGGATCTAGCACAAAACGTTGGGCAAACATATTTGCAACAAGCATTAGCGGTTCCTTGACAGGAAGCAATGTCCTCGCAGGACAGGTCGTCGTTGCAGGAACGGGAGGAGTGCTCAGTGGGTCCAACGTCTTTTGGTGGGACAATACGAACAAAAGAGTAGGAATAGGTACGAGTTCAGGACTCACAACTCTGCTCTATTTGACGGGTTCCAGCTCTGACGGCATCACAATAAGAACAGACACAGCACCCAGAGTCTCATACCAGAGAAGCAGCGACGGACAAGGCTGGAGCGAAGGGTATGACATAGTCAACAATGGATTTGTAATTTCCCAGAGTCCAACTTCTCTTACGACGACGCAAAGACTCTTTATTAATAGTGGCGGTTATGTAGGTGTTGGAACCGTTACACCTCTTGCTCGTTTTTATATAACGGGCTCCTCTACAGCTTCGGACACAACATTCCTTGTTCGAGAAGGTGTGGCATCTCCCATAGGAAGCGCAAATATTCTAAATGTACAGAACTCAGCTGGTACTTCCATTCTCATGGTTAGTGGAAGCGGTAAAGTTGGAATCGGTGCGGCACCTGCATATTCTTCCCCACTCTATGTTTTTGGAAATAATAGCTTCCCGCAGATTACAGCAGCAGGTTCTTCTGGAATATCTCCGAATGGAACTTCGGGCTACAATCTAAAAATAGATTCAACAGATCTGTGGCAGCTAATAACTGATAACAACGCTTCTAACTTTTTCTTTTTACAATACAATAACACTTCGCTGGGAAGGTATTTGTCTGTTTCAACTACGGGAAATGTTGGTATTGGAACGACAATTCCCAATAGTAATTCAGGATACACTACTCTTACTCTGGCAAGTTCTACTACGGGCGGAAGAACCGACTATAACCAGTCCTCTACTGCCGTAGGAAGCATCTATAATGATTCAAGCGCGCTGTATGTACAAGGAAATGCAAGCAAAATATTAGTTCTTGGAACTAATGCTTCGGAAAAAGTAAGAATCGATACGTCGGGAAACGTTGGTATTGGAACAGCAACACCTGCTGCTCTCCTTACAGTCAGCGGAACCATCGTCACGAAGTACAGCACAGGGCTCGAATCTTACATAGCTGCGGGAACTTACTCAGCAGGGGCAGCTGGTTTTTATCCCATCTATAACACTCAGTCTGCGACTGGTGGTCTCTTCGGAGGAAATGACACTGTCATCAAATACGCCGCGGCAGGAAACAATTTTGTTCTTCTTCACGGCACGACTGTCGTGATGACAGCAAATTCAAGCGAAAGCGTTGGAATTGGATCAACAACATCTATCTCTGCAAGATTCCAAGTAAGCGGATCTTCCACTTCTTCCACACCCACTATGATCGTTCGTGAAGGTGTTGTATCTCCAACGGCGGGAGTCGGAGTCTTTGACGTTCAAAACTCTGCCGGAACATCGATACTTTTCGTAACAGGATCACAGAGAGTCGGCATTGGTACTACGGCTCCGCAGGCCGCTTTCCACGTTGTCAATGGATCCGTGCCAAACGCTGCGAACCTCTACGTCGGATACGTGGGATCCAACAACTACTACGATGCCAACCAGCACTATTACAGGGATGGCAGCGGCAACACGAGACTCACCATCTCTTCAGGTGGAAATGTTGCTCCCGGCAGTGACAACACACAAGACCTGGGATCCACAGCGCTTCGTTGGAGAAATGTATACGCCGCGTCTGTGTCCGGTTCCCTCACCGGAAGCAACGTCCTCGCAGGTCAGGTCGTCGTTGCCGGAACGGGCGGAGTCCTCAGTGGAACTAATAATTTTACCTATGATAATTCAACAGGTAACTTGACAATTAGCGGATCTCTCCGATCTGTTTATTCAGTCGGAGATGAAGGCGGAGAAATATTCTTTGCCAAGCCGCAGACAAACACGTCGATCAACACAGGCGTCACGATCGACATGTATCAAAACAAGATAAGAATATTTGAGACGGGCGGAACAAACCGCGGCGGCTACTTTGACATTACGTCTCTCGGGGCCGCGGCGTCTACGAATCTTGCTGGCGGCGGCGGCGCGACTTCTACAAACTATTGGTTTGAGTCTGCTATCAACACGATCTATTCGACAGGAAGTGTTGGCGTTGGAACAAATAGCTACGCTGCAAGATTCTTCGTGTCGGGATCGAGTACCGCTTCTACGCCTACAATGATAGTTCGTGAAGGTGTCTCCTCACCCACAAGTGGCGTCGGAATATTAAACGTTCAGAACTCAGCTGGTACTTCGATCTTGTTCGTTACTGGCAGTGGCAATGTAGGCATAGGAAACACTACGCCTTCGTATGCAATGGACGTAGTGGGACAAGTCAAAACACGGTTGCAAACTTCAGGTAATGCGACAGGCATTATCATTGGCAACAATGGAAGTGAACAACCTCACATACAGTTTACAGCAAGCGATAACTCTGCACGTTTCAAGATGCAAGTCAATAGCGTGAATGCTGCGTCTGAGAGACTTAGCTTTTACGCTGGCCCGCTTGGAGGTACAGCCACAAACGAGGCAATGATAATAGGCGGAAACGGTAACGTCGGAATCGGAACAGGAACACTGGCGACATCCCGACTTCTTGTTACTGGATCGGGCGCAACATCATCCACATCAACAATGCACTTAGTAAACAGCAGCAACAGCTCGTTGCTGTTTGTGAGAGACGATGGAAATGTAGGAATAGGTTCATCATCTCCTGGGTACACCCTACAAATAGGAAGTGGAGCCTCTGTAGGAACAAGAACGCTAGCTCTCATAGATAGTGGCTATGGAATTGTCATCAAAGGCGGCAACGGAAACGGTATCGTTCAAAGCCTCGGAACCACTGTTCCGCTGGAATTGCAAGCAGGAAATGGAAATAACGGAAACTATTATTTTACGTCGACCGGTAACGTTGGAATCGGTACGGCCGCTGCATCTTCTAAGCTATTTGTTTATACCACGCAAAATGATGCAACAGCTACGCCTTCTGTCGACATAAATGCCGCATTTGCCAGGATAGGCGATGCAACTACAGGACTTACTTTCAACAACGGAGTCGGAATAAAGTTTCACGATGCTGGGACTGTTCACTACAGCATAGGACAGCTTTCCGGAAACTTCTACATGTCGCAGACTAGCGACAATGGAAACGTTCTCTTTTCACCCGCAAGAACAGACGTAATTGTCTTCAACTCTTCTGGTAACGTGGGAATAGGTAGCACCACGCCCGGATACAAACTTGATGTCAACGGCGACATAAATCTAGCTTCGACAAAAATTCTCAGAGTTAACGGAACTGCTGTTGTCAATACGCAGGGATCAAACGGCTCTGACATTTATATGAATGCCCGAGTCGTCAGGAATGAATCTTCTGTAAACACGGACGGTTTGTATCTCGGATACGGAAACAGCGGCACCACCACGGGCCATATTAGGTTCTTTGCGAACGGAACCACTGAGAGAATGAAGATAGCTGCTGACACGGGGTCTGTCATAATAAGCGACCTAGCAGGAAGCGTTTCAACATCAGCTGCAAGACTTCTCGTCTCAGGATCTTCCACTTCCACAACTCCCACCATGGTTGTAAAAGAAGGAATAACAGCTTCCAGTACTGCAGTTGGTGTTCTAGCCGCACAAAGTTACACAGGTAACTCTCTATTCTTCGTCAGCGGAAGCGGATTCGTTGGAATTGGTACAAATACTCCTTCGTCTCCTTCTTTTCCAATTGCAGGAGGAAAATTCCAAGTTTCTAGCAGCAACACAGGAACATCAGCATTCGGGCTAATCATAGGCGCTCAGTTCGTCGGTTATTCTCTCAACTATTACGATGCTTCAACACACATCTTCAGACACTCGGACGGATCAACTAGAAAGCTATCTCTAGACAGCAACGGAAACGTTGGAATAGGAAACGTTGCTGCTATCGGGTCAGGGTATAGCCCGCTCGCTCGCCTTATGGTTACGGGATCTAGCGATTCCACAGCAGCAGGACTTACAGTAAAATCGGGTCTCCCGTCACCAGTAGCTTCAGTTCTTGATATTCAAAATAATGATGGGACGACGTTATTTTTTGTCTCAGGATCAGGAAACGTAGGAATTGGAACAAACATTTCCAACGGAAATAAATTGTCTGTCAGCGGTGAGACAGCAATCACGGGATCGGTCACTCCCGGCGTCGACAACACGTATAGCCTAGGATCTTCCGGAAAGCGCTGGAAAACGATCTACGTCGCGACCGGATCAATATCAAACGTTGTATTCTCACCAGTTTCTACGGGCGCTACTTACGTCACAACGTTCGCTTCTGGCGAGTCTGGCCGTCTAACTGCTACAAAGACGATTAACTCTTCCACAAATACCACGTTCTTCACTGTCGCAGAGAATAACGGAGCATCGATGTTTGACGTATCTTTCGTGGTGAGTGAAGGCGGTTTCTCTGTTGCAAGAAAATATTCTGTTGCTTCACAGTACGGAACGAGCTCAACAAACGTCGTGTCTTTCAAGACAGTCGACACAGGGCCGTATTCAGGAAATGATCTGACCGTTACTTTTTCTAAGACGTCGGCGACTGTAACAACTTGTACCGTATCTCAGAATTCAGGTGGTGCAGTCAACATAGCAATGACAATAGATATTTCTGCGATATCCTCGGGAGGAGCTCCCACCACGGTCACAATCTTCTAACGAGAAAAACACATGGCAACAAACTTTTCATTTAACGACTTTCTCGTAATCGACACAACGGGTTCTATAGGGATAGGTTCAACTAATCCGCAGGCAAGACTGTTTGTGACAGGATCTAATTCAGTCACGAGTCAAACGACTGTAATTTTTAGACCTGGTACATCGGATCAATTAGCTGGTGCTGCCGTATTAGATGTTCAAAATTCAGGCGGTTCATCTTTGCTATTTGTGAGCGGAAGCGGAAATATTGGAATTGGAACTACGCCTTCGTACAAGCTCGACGTCAACGGGCAGGTGCGTGCATCTGCACTTGTAGATCTTCAGAATACATCTTATCTTGTTGACCCAGCAAGTACTTCAGTTTTAAATCTAGTCAATGCTACCGGCTTCTATGATGCCGACGGAGGAAGTGCTCGAAGATTTGTCAATCCTGGTGGTGGATCTATAACTGGAACGACTCCGTCTCAGACGGGAGCGCTTAAAATAAGATTTCCGTCTTCGAGGAACAATTCCTCGACAATGATAATTTTGACTGTTAAGATCTATGAGTATGTCACAGGTCGCACGCAAGAGTACAGAATTGGCGGCTACAATTATGCGCTTGGCAATTGGTACAACGTATTTGCATATAATTTAACCGATTCAGGTCCCAACTACTCGATAAGATTTGGATACGACGGCACGAGCGACTGCATATGGATCGGAGAGACGACGTCAACCTGGACTTACCC